CGCAAGTATGCCAAGGCGCGCATCCTCATTGTGCGCAAAACACGAACCAGCATGACGCACTCCGTGATGGCAACTTATGAGCGTTTTGTGCAGCGTGACGACGTGCATTTTCACACGACCGACCAGGCGTACAAATACCGCAACGGCAGCATCATGGCCGTGGGCGGCATGGACAATCCCGCCAAGATGCTCAGTAGCGAATGGGACATCATCTACTGGAATGAGGCGACCGAGGGCACAGAAAACGAATGGGAGACACTCTCCACACGTCTGCGCGGCAACGCTGTGCCGTATAAGCAAATGATAGCCGACTGCAATCCAGACGTAGATACGCACTGGTTGAACCAGCGCGCCAGTACCTCCAAGATGACACGCATTGTCACCCGTCACGAAGATAACCCACTCTACTGGGACGCCAGCATTGGGCAGTACACGCCGGAAGGGGAACGCTACGTCAAGGGCGTCTTAGACAAGCTGTCGGGCGTGCGTCTATTGCGCTACCGTAAAGGCATATGGGCGGCGCGCGAAGGACTAGTCTATGACGGTTTTGACCGTTCTCTTCACGTCATCACACGGAGCAAACTGCCTGAACTGCGCACGCGCTTTCGTGTTATAGACTTTGGGTTTTCTAACCCCTTCGTCTGCATCTGGTTCGGCCTTGACTATGACGGGCGTATGTACCTCTACCGTGAAATTTATTACACGCAGCGCACCGTTAGAGTACATGCCAAACAAATCAACGAACTGAGTGCAGGCGAGACAATCACGGCTACTATCTGCGACCATGACGCAGAGGACAGAGCCACGCTCAAAGAGAACGGCATAGCCAGCATAGCGGCGCGCAAGGCAATACGACCCGGCATTGACGCTGTGATTGAACGGCTCAAAGTGCAGAGGGATGGCAGACCGCGGCTCTTTATCGTCGAAGATGCGCTTGTCGAACGTGATTTGTCACTGCGTGACAACGGCTTGCCCACCTGTACGTTAGATGAGTTTGGCAGCTACTCATGGCCGGAGAGCAAGGCAAATCGCAATGACAAAGAGGTGCCGGTAGATGCCTACAATCACAGCATGGACTGTATTCGGTATGCCGTCCAGTATGTAGATGGGCAACGCATACCAGAAAATAACATTCCCGCCAGTAGTGGCAAAAGGACTTACCGCTGATGGCTTCAATTTTTGACGAGTGGGATTATTCTGACGCCAAGGCTGCCGCGCAATTAAGCACGGAGGATAGCAAGCGGCTTGACTCCTATCGCCGCGCAGTGGGTGGCGACCAGTTTCAAAACTGGGATTGGTGGATAGGGCCAATGCCGCTAGAAACCGACCAAGACGCTGCTATCGTGCGCACTGCAATTGAGCGCGGATTTGTCAGTAGAAACGCCTTAAGTGGCTGTGTGGGTCGCCATACAAATGGTGTGCTGGCGCGTTCTGTCAAGTGGTCAATCATTCCCGTTCGTGAACTTGCCAATGACCAGCAGCCTACGCCGGAGGAACAGACGCGCATTGACGAAGCGGAGGCGCTGCTCAAACAGTGGGTCAAAGAGCGCAAGTTGAACCAAGAGTATGACAAACTGTGTGACGACTTGCTGATTGCAGGCGTCGCCTATCAGCGGCCTTTTATTGCACCCGGCGAGATTGACGAAAACGGCATTGTGCCACAAGCCGACTTAGCCACCAGCCTGAACCGTGTCTACTTCAATTTCCCGTTACCAGGTGAGGCAGTCGTGTGGACAGACCCGCGCACACAACAAAAGTGCAGCGTATACCTCTACCGTGAAGTGACGAGCAGCCGGCCTAGCGAAGCGGCCAAACAGCAGGGCGACGAACGCGCGGAACTAACCTACCTGGACGGCGACCAAACGATTATTCGCATCGTCGGCGGCGACACTGACAGTGTGTCTGAGTTTAGCTACCCGCTCGGCAAGCGTATCCTCATGTCGAACATGAACCGGCGCCCGCTCATCAATCCGCAAGTGGTGAGCCAACAAAAGCTGCTCAATTTGGCGCTGACCATGAAAGAGCGCAACGTGATTCTAGGCGGCTTTTTAGAACGTGTCGCTATCAATGCGCAGATGAACGGCTCATTTGAGACATTGGGAGATGGTAGCAAACGTTTCGTTGCTGACCCGCTTCCCGTCGGTGCGGGAGCCATGACGACGCTTACCGGCTACGTCATTAGCGATGAGGATGGCAAGCAGCGGCTTTCTACGCCTAACATGCTATGGCGTGAGCCGGTTGATGTGACGACCTTCCTTGAGACCGAGCAGAGCGCCTACGAAGCGATTCTTGCCGAGTGCAACCAACTGCATTACAGCATGAGCAATGACGCTACCGCCAGCGGTGTATCACGCCTGACAGCAATGGCTGCCTACCTCATTGACCTAATCCAGACCAAGCAACAGATTGACGCTGGTTGGGCTTGGCTACTGGAAACGGCATTGTCGCTTGCCGCCGTACTTAGCGGGCAAGCGGGACGCTACGGCGATCTGCGCGTGGCGGCGGAGTGCAGCGTTGACCCTGGGCCGATTAGCGTGGAAATGCTCAAGGCGACGATGGAGTTGACAGGCGGGCAGCCGCTACTCAGCGTTGACACGGCAATGGGCTGGATTGGGGTGGAAGATTCCACGGCGGAACAGGCCAAGATGGAAGAAGAGCAGGCAGCGCAAAGCGAACGCGAAGCCGAGATGGCGAGCATCGCTCTCGAACGGGCGCAGCGTGAATTCAACGCAGGGCAGGTGCAAGATGATGCCTTGGAGGATGAGCCGCGCCCAGAGGGCTCCCGATTCTCTGCGCGGCGCAATGGGGTGGGAGAGCGCATATGAGCGACCATGAATATACGGACGAACAGATATTTGCCGAGAAACTACGCAAGGCGGGACGTGACATGCAGATAGCTGGGGCGGCGATGATGGCGGGCATAGCCAAGACGCTATTTTCTCACCGCAATGGCGAGACGGCTCCGCCGACTAGACCTGGGTGGTATTGGTTCGACGGCAAGACGCCAGAACGCATGTGCATCTTGCGCGTGTGGGTCGAAGATGGGGAGCCTATGGTGAACGTCACTTTTCTTAAGGAAGGCTACAGCAGGCACGTGCCCGCTGTATTGCACGAAGGCCAATGGTGGGGTCCGGTGACGCCGCCGTGGGAGGCAGAATGAGCGAACATTACAGTCATCGCAACGGCGAGACGGAGCCGCCGCGGGAAATGGGCTGGTACTGGTTGTCAGACATAACACCTGCATACAATGATGTGCGCATGATCTCGCCACCTGGAATTGTGGAAATCAAGGGAGATCAAATGTATTTTATTCATCATTCTGGTACTGCTGGTACTGCACAAGTGAATGAAGTTTTTGGTAAATGGTGGGGGCCGATAGCACCGCCGCCGTGGGAACAAGATGCCATCTGAGGTACTAACCGTTGCTCGTGCTTTCAAAGCTGACCTGGCGCGCCGTGAGGCTGTCACGATGAGGCAGATGGCAAACCGCTATATGGGCATCATTCGCCGCCTGGAAAGCAGCATAGACGAAGTGGCAGTTAAGATGGCGGCACAACGAGCGGCGGGCAATGCGGTTACGCTTGCCAGCATCTACCGTGATGAACGTTATCGTCAGCTTCTCGCACAAGCACATGCCGAGTTTATGCGCTATGAGGATTTTGCCGTTGACCTGGTTTCTAGTGAGCGTGCCACCTATGCACGCCTAGGCATTAGCAATGCGCTTGACTTGCTAGAGACGATGCAACCAGGCATCAGCGCACAGTTTAACCGTCTGCCCGTAGGTAGCATTCAAAACATGGTAGCCTTTTTAGACGACAGTGCCCCATTGCACGCTTTGCTAAACGACGCATGGCCGGATGTCATAAGGCAGACCAGCAGCGCACTGGTAGAAGGTGTGGCGCTTGGCTACAACCCAAAGAAGATTGCACGCATGATGAAGGATGCCATCGGCGGCGGGTTGCAAAGGTCGCTTGTAATTGCCAGGACTGAAACGATGCGAGCCTACACAACTACTTCGCTGGAAAGCTATCGTGCTACCGGCGTTGTGCGTGGCTATCAAAGATTGGCAGCGCATAGCGTTAGGACATGCCCGCTCTGCCTTGCGCTGGACGGGAAGTTTTATAAGCTGGATGAGGACTTCGCAAGCCATCCAAATTGCGTTATTGAGGGGACAACAGTATCAACACCTCAAGTAATCGGAACTAGCGAGCGCCTTTACGATGGCCTTGTTACCGTAATTACTACTATCAGCGGGAATCACTTGACCGTTACCCCAAATCATCCTGTACTTACCGATAAGGGATGGGTCGCGGCGAACCTCCTCCATGAAGGAGACTACGTAATCAGCAGCCGCAACAGTGACGGGGCCGCCTTGCTTGTTGCACCAGATGATCAGCATGGCCCAATTGCTATTGAGGATATAGTCGCAGCGTTTGGTGAAGCGGTCAATGTGTCTGCCGTAAGCGTGCCAGTTGCCGCCGAAGATTTCCACGCAGACGGATTCGGCAGCGATGTCGCAGTTATAGGGGCCAATCGCTTTTTGCAAAGCAGTTTGGATGCCGCGCTCATTGAGCCAACTAGCGAGTTGGCGTTCGCTATCCGTAGCATGGGACGCGCTGATTTCCTTGCCAGCCGCGCGACGGCACAGGTCATCGAAGGTACGGGTCATGCCCTTTACGGTATCATGGGCGGCCTTGATATACTCCATTCGCTGCTCAGGAGTTCTTTGCAATTGGAGCAACCGATTAGCCGCAGTAGACCCGCGAATAGCAATGCCAGCCTCTTTCAATCTCAGGCGGATTACGGTTCGCACTGTTCCGTATGCGGCAGCGAGAGCGTTTTCGGACTCGCCAGCCAAGTAGCGAGCGACGATCTCTTGATCAGGCAGCACAAGGCGACGACTTGTATCGAGGCCACGCCGTTTGAGATGACGATAAAAGGTGGTCCGGCTAATGTTATGGCGTTCAGCGATGTCATCGGGATTGATGCCAGCAATGTAATCCTTGATCGCATTGTCAATTTGAGTAGCCGGCGTTTTAGCGGTCATGTTTATAACCTCGAAACTGAAACAGGGTGGTATGTAGCTAACGGTATTATAACACACAACTGCCGCTGCACATTGATAAGTGTCCTGAAAGATGCGCCATTGCATCAATGGAAGTATGGCCCTGAATGGCTGGAAGGATTGCCAGCCGATAAGCAAATGACCATCTTGGGGCCAGGGCGCTATGATGCGTGGAAATCTGGACAATTCTCCCTAGATGACATGGTACAGATTGTGCCAAATCGGACGTGGGGTGATACGTTGCGCTCGGTTCCGCTCAGAGAGTTGGTATAGCCGTGAGTGAACGGAAAGTTGACTACCAGTTGAATTGTCATAATAACGGTGTTACAATGGAGTCGCAACGCCCGCTCTGCACACGCAACCTGGATGAACTCGACCGAGAGTTGGCGGAGCTGGAGCGCATGTTGACGCCGCTGGTGAATAAGATTCGCGAGCTGCGTGGCAAGAAACCGATGTTCGTGCCAAAGGGCTAACGATGACCAGCTTACTCAAAAGCAATCTGACAATAGCAGAAGTCAAAAAAGAGAAGCACGATCTTGAGGTGGCAATTGCCAAACTTGCCGCGGCTTTTACCAGGATGACGGGGCTAGACATCGATGATATACATATCGTCACTACGCTAGAGAGTATGCAGAACGGTGTTGAGGCATACGTAATCGAAGTGGAAGTAAAGATGTAGGAATGGCGCTCTAACCAAATATCGCAGCCCCTCCTAGATTGAGTTCTAGCAGCCGGCAATATCGACCTTTACGGGTTGGTATTGCCGGCTTTTTTGTTTTGTCTTTTTCACGCCAACGCCGGCGGTCAACAGGCGGGGAGTACACCAGGATGCCAACACCAGAGGAATTAGCGGCTCAAGCAGCAGCGCCAGCGACACCAACGCCGAATAGCGAGACGGGCAACGCACCCGGTGACACAGACAAAACGCCTGTTGTCGAGAAGAGCGGAGAGAAGCTATTCACGCAAGCCGACCTAGAGCGCCAGATTGACGACCGTCTTAAGCGCGAACGCGCCAAGAATGAAGCAGCGGCGGCTAAAGCGGCCAAAGAGGCGGAGGAGCAGCAGGCAATCAGGCAAGGCGAATACCAGAAACTAGCCGAGGATCGCAAGGCGCAGCTAGAACAGCTTGCACCCAAAGCGGAACTGGCCGACCGACTGAGCGAGATTGTCGCTAAGCAGCTTGAAACGGAAATTGCCGCATGGCCCGAAAGCGTACGCGCCATCATGCCAGCCGAGGATAGTCCGCTCCTGGAGCGCATTACCTGGGCAGAGCGCACACGGCCACTAGCGCAAGAGCTGATGGCGGCGCAAGGCAGCAATGCCGCACCACCGCCCATGCCGGGCTTGCGCTTTCCGGCACAGCATCCAGGCGGCGCCATGGCGCCAAGCACAACCAAGGCCGTAGCCGAAAGCTACGTGGCTAAGACGTATGCACGACCGAAAAGAGAATAACCAGGAGGCCATCAATGGCACGAATTGTAGATAGCACCAACGTTTTAACGCCGCCCGCGTGGGCTGGCGATTACGGCAACAGGGAACATCTGGTTCCGGGCGGGGCCAAACTGCTCGCATCAGCCTTTAGCGATACCGATGCAGTAGTCGTTGACGTAGGCGCGGCGGGCGCGGCGGCAGCAGCCACCAGCATTCCCGTCAATGCGCTCAGTGGGCCAATTCCAAGCGGCACAGTCCTCAACTTTGGCACCAACAAGTTCGCCCGTCTAACTGCAGCAGCGGCGGCAGGCGCAACATCGCTAACTGTAGCGGCCATTCCTACGGCTCTTGTTGACGCCGACGTTGCTACCTATGCCGGCGTTGGCACGACGGTACTTGTGCCATCCGGCACAGTTATCGGGCGCACCTTTGCCGAGCGTGAGGCGGGTACGGCTTTCGGCCCAGCGGCGGCGGCAGATGATGAGATTTATCTCGTTTGGCAAGACGTGACTGATGTCACACTCAACAATGACGTGGAACTGTACCGGCATGGGTCGGTCGTCAAAGAGAACTTTGTGCCTGGCTGGTCTGCGCTGGCGGCTGGCGTGATTGCAAAAATACGCGTGCTGTATGAATGCACGACTGGAGCGGCATAATGGCAGACCTCTATTCACTCATCAATTCGATGCGGACGGACGGCACCATTGCCACCATCGCCCGCAACCCAGCGGCTCAATTTGGCCGCACCGGACGCAATTACCTCGGCGCTTCACTTCTACCCGAACGCACGGTTGAAGAGAACGCATACCGTGAAGAGTCAATTCGCTATCGCACGGTCATCGCCAATGATGGCACACGCTATTCGCCTACTCAGTTGAAGCAAGGCGACTTGGTTGGTTCGATGCTGGTGGAACTGGGGGAATCGGACATTGCCAGAGAGTTCACCAGCCGCGCCTATGATGCGCTGCTGCGCCAACTCGGCGGCAATCAGAGCATGGAAGCCGTTGCCAGTGTTACACGCTGGCTAGACACAACTGTCAACCTTGCGCTTGTTGAAAAAAATGAAGCGCAACGCTGGCAAGCGATTGTAGATGCCTCGGTCGTACGTACAGGTGACAACGCCTACACCGAAACCGTCTCCTATTCCAACCCGGCAGGGCACAGGGCGGCGCAAGCGGCAGCCTGGTCAACTGACGCCACCGACATCTTTGAGAACATCTTTACGATGGCGGATTTGCTCTCTAGCAAAGGCTACACCGTCAACCGCATGATTACATCGCGCAATGTTCTTAGCATCATGGGCGGGAACAACACGGTCAAGGCGCGCACCAATCGAGTAATCGTCAACACCTCCGGTCAAATTCAATCGACCAGCGGGCGTGCCACGCGCGATGACATCAACGGCGCGCTGGCGTCGGATGGATTGCCGACCATCGAAACCTATGATCTCCAGTACCGCACGCAAAGCGGAGACGAGTATTTCCTCAAGCGTGATGTGTTTGTTCTGGTGGCAACCACGGGTCAAGACGAAACCATTGACTTTGGCGACACGGAAGAACTGTTCCCCAACACGCTCGGCTACCTCGCCATCGGGCGCGCCGCTGGGCAGAGTGCTCCAGGTCGTGTCATTCGCATGGAAGCCAAAGAGGACAAGCCGCCGCGCATCGAAGCCGAGGGATGGATGACCTCACTTCCGGTAATCCTCAACCCAGAGGCTATCGCCGTCATCACCGGCATTACCTAAAGGAGGCGCTATGTCTGACAAGCCTATGACCACTAATGACGTACGGCAGATGCTTGACGAACAGCGTGCGGCGGTAGCGCCTATACCGGCATTGTCACCAGATGAGCCGCCTGTGATGACGGTTGAAGACGTAAAACGGATGCTTAAGGGCTTGCCGCCGTTGACAGAGGAAGAGAAGGCGCAAGCGGCAACGCCCATAACTGGCGACCCAGAGAAAGCATTGGAGGCGGAGACCGGCAAAGATGTTGTGAAAACCGGAGACGACCCGCCGACCTATGTTGAGACGGATAAGCCCGCGCCAAAAGGCAAAGCCAAAGAATGAGCATTAGCCGCGCCGACATCGCCATCTATCTGGATACGCAGTTCAGCAGCCTGGCCGCGGCTATTGAGCAAAATGTTGACTTAGACGCGGGCTATGAGCCTGACATTGACAACGCGCTGCGCAAGTTAGGCACGGTGGAGGCTGACCTTGCTACGGCTACGCTGGCGGATGCTGACCGCGCCATAGGCTTTGCACTGGCAGAGTATTATGCCGCGCGGCGCATCTACCGGCAGTTGGCGAGTCGCATCAATTTCACGGCGGACGGCAGCCAGTTCAACTATCAATATGTACTCCAAGCTGCCAAGACGTTGATGGATGAGGCGGAGAAACTATGCGCCGCGCTGGGCGTAGACATCACGCCGCCTGCCCCGGTTACAAGCACGAGCATACCGGCCAGTAGTACGGTTCGCCTACGCGCGGCATGGTGACGCCATGACCACGCCTATCATCACCGACGCCATGATAGAACAGGCGCGTGCCTTGCAAGCCAGGACATTCGATGAGCTTGCTACCATCACGCGCCTGGTGTGGATTGATGACGGTGCGGGGGGTCAGTATCCTGGAACGCCGGTGACTATCAGCGTGCCTTGCCGATTGTCAGGGCATGTCAGCGCAGCGGGCGAGCAGGTAGTGGGCGGTGCGCTTGTGGGTGGCTCGCTCTGGGACATCACATTTCCGGCCTTGACGGAAATTCTACTAAGCGACCGTATAGAGATTGACGGAACCATGTACGAGGTAGTCAACGCATACGCTCCCAAATCGCGGGAAACGGCGCGCGTGATACTAGCGGTCAAGAGGTAACAATGGCTAGACGTGGCACGACCATTACTGTTATCAGCAACCGCTTTGCTGAAATTGCAGCGCGTCTCCCGCAGGAGACAGGCGAGATTGTGCAGAAGACGCTGCTCGCCATCGAGACGACTGCCAAGATGAAAGCGCCTGTCGATACAGGCGCGCTTCGTGCGTCCATCCAAAACGAGATGGAAGAGGAAACCAGCGGCGTGGTCTACACCAACCAGGAGTACAGCCAATTTGTAGAATTTGGCACAAGCAAAATGGCAGCGCAACCCTACATGACACCGGCAGCAGAGGGTGAACGTTCGCACTTCCTATCCGACATGAGCAACCTGGAGGGGCAGCTTGGCTAACGAGCCATTTGCCGCTGACCAGTGGATATACAGCACGCTCAAGGCGGATGCAACATTGACCGCCTTGATTGGCGGTGCTACTAGCCCACGCATCTACAGCGATTTAGCACCGCAGGGGCCACCCCTACCTGTGTTGCCCTATGTCATCTACCAGATGCAGAGTGCTGTAAACCTAATGATTGTCGGCCCGCGTTCGTTCTGGGCAAATATGACCTACATCGTAAAGGGCGTCAACGAAACCCTTAGTTACGGCGGGCCACTACTTACCATCGCCGAGCGCATTATTGCCGACTTACACGCCACACCCAACGGCGCTGCCAATGCCTACGGCATCATCTGGACTTGCGTGCTAGATGATCACTTTCGTATGCCGGAAGTGACCGCTGGTAGGAATTTTAGGCATAGTGGCGGGCGCTTCCGCATATACGCAAGCAAAACTACGTGAGGATATACCACAGGTTAGCCCTGTAAGGAAGGTGTATTATCGGACTCGCTTCAATTTACCAAACGGCGCAGATCGGAGTTGAGACAACTTCTGGGGTCGCGGTGGCAGCAAACAAGAAACTGACCTCGGTCGGCTTCTCGATGTCGCCGAACCCTGACGTGAGTATCTTCCGCGCAAATGGCAACAAGTATCCATCCGTTTCCGCCTTGAACCGTGAATGGACGGAGATTGACATCGACGGCGCTATTACTTACACCGAGATTGTCTATCTGCTCAGTGGTATCCTGGAAACGGCGGTGGTTGCCGTATCAGGCACGACAGGCCAGTCCTGGACGTTCACGCCCAGCACCACAGCCGCCGATGTGATCAAGACATTCACCATTGAGCAGGGCAGCGCAGCTAGAGCGCATCGCGTCGCCTATGGGCTTATAAACGATCTCACGCTTAGCTTTGGGCGTGATGAGTCAACGATTTCAGGGAGCGCCATCGGCACCGCACTAGAGGATGGTATTACCCTAACCGCAGCGCCTACTGAAATTGCACTGGTGCCTGTCACCGGCCCGCAAATCAAAGTATACGTAGAGGACTCTGTAGCGGCGCTGACGGGCGCTACGGCGCTGACAGGCGCTATTAGCGTAGAGTGGTCACTTAGCAATCGCTTTGGCCCTGCTTGGTTTCTCAATGGCCTTAACGAATACACGCAGCATGTTGAGCTTGAGCCGACGCTAGAGGTCACGCTGATGCAGGAAGCCGACGCTGAGGGCATGGAACTCTTGCCCGTCATGCGCACAGGTGCCACCAAATATCTACGCATTGAAGCGGTAGGCGATGTGATTGGCGCCGGCCCGGCTACGTACAAGTTTACGTTGGATACCGCCGTTAAAGTCACCGACGTTGGTGACTTCTCCGACCAGGAGGGCGTCTACGCTATCGAATACACCATGCAAGGCTTCCACAGTTCAACTTTGGGCGGCGCAACAAAGGCGGTAGTCATCAACGCGCTTACTGCACTATAAAGGGAGTTTTTATGCCGATTCGCTTTTCCGATTTGGGCAGTAAGATACGTCACGTCAGAGTACAGTGGCAAGATGTTGAAGTGAATGTCACCTACTCGCCCAGTGCCAACACGACCGCCTTGCAGTTGGACTTGCAACAGGCGGTAGCCGATGATCCGTCTGAGGGCGTGCGTAAATCAGTCGAGATGCTCACCCAAGTGCTCGTTGGTTGGGACATTATGAAAGAAACAAACGGCAACGGCACAGACCCAGAGCATGAAGAGCCTGAGCCGATTACCGAAGCGTTTCTGCTCAAACTTCCAGCCACTTTCGTGACGGCCATTATTGAGCGCATCAACGAGGATAGCTCCCCAAACCGGAGGAAGTCAGGGCGTTAAAACTCTACCTGGAGACGGAGGGTAGAGGGGGGTACGTACCTGACTGGTATTTGTTTTTACGCGCATCCCGCTATTTGCGTGTACCGCCGTGGGAGTTGATGCAAGCCGATCCAGCCTGGCTACACTTGGCGCTAGAAAGCGAAGGTGCAGAGAACCATGCAGCAACGAAACGGGCAGAGAAGCGACAGAAACGCCAAGCGCGGCATAGGAGCGGATAGATGGCCTTAACCGCCGCTGAACTGATGGTGCGTGTAGGCGCAGACACCTCCGCTGCCGAGAGCGGCCTCAAGAGCATGGGCACGACTGTGCAAAACGCAGGGCGCGCCATGACGACAACCGGCCTAGCCATGACGGCGGGTATTACCGCGCCGCTGCTTGGCATTGCCGCCGCTGCGCTCAATAGCGCCGCTGACTTTGAACAGTCGATGAACGTGCTGCAACAGGTGACAGGCGCATCGACCGGCACGATGAACGAGATGACCAACGCCGCCTTGAAGCTGGGCGCTGAGACTTCTTTTAGCGCGGGCGAAGCGGCGGAGGGTATGCTTGAGCTCGCCAAGGCGGGCATGGAAACGGATGAAGTGCTCGCCAGCATCGGCGGTGTAATGGACTTAGCCGCGGCGGGCGGCATTGCCTTAGCCGACGCTGCCAACATCACGGCCAATGCGCTCAACGCCTTTAGCCTGGAAGCGTCAGAAGCCGACCGCGTTGCCAACCTGCTGGCGGGCGGGGCCAACGCTTCGAGCGCCGATATTAGTGACCTCTCGCAGGGCTTAGCGCAAGCGGGCTTTGCCTTTGCCAATGCCAACCAGCCGATTGAAAACTTAGTAGCATCGCTTGCCCTGCTCACCAACGTGGGCCTAACGGGCAGTGATGCGGGCACGGCGCTCAAGAATGCCTTTATGCGCCTGATGAACCCCACCAAAGAAGCCAAGGCGGTCATGGAGGAACTCAACCTTGAGTTCTATGACGCAAGCGGGCAAATGAAGGCGCTGCCCGACATGATCGGCATGATGAACGAAGCTTTTGCCGATATGACGCCACAGCAGCGCGACGCCGCATTGTCTACCTTATTCCTCAGTGACGGCATGAAGGCCATGATCCCGCTGCTTGATGCGGGCGTCGAAGGCTTTAACGACATGGTGACAGCTGTGAGCGAAGAAGGACAGGCTTCGGCTGTGGCGGGTGCGCGCATGAAGGGACTACGCGGCGCTATCGAATATCTCGGCGGCAGCGTTGACACTTTCCTGAATCGCGCGGCCAAGCCCTTTTTAGACATGATCAGCAACTTCATCCGCCAAGGCGCAGACTGGTTGACCTCCCTGGGCGAATTACCGCCCGCTGTCACCAATGCGGCGATTGCCTTTGCCGCCGTACTGGCTGTGGCCGGGCCGCTCAGTTTAGCCATCGGCGGGTTGATCAGCTTCTTTACGGCGCTCAACCCGATTATCCTGGCGGTGACGCTGGCCGTTGCGGCACTAGCGGCAGCCTGGTCAACTGACTTTATGGGCATCCAAGGCGCAACAATGGATGCGTTGGACACGGTTAGCGGCTTGTTTACGACCGTCACCGAGCAGGTGTGGAGCTTTGTCGAAGCTGTGGGCAGAGCCTTT